ACACCACTCCCGCTTGAAATAGAGCCCGGCCGCCGGCCGGATCTTCCAATTGCCACCGAGCAGGCGCTCACGCTCGAGCAGCGGCAATGACAGAAGCCAGGCGAGGTAGTCCGGGTTGACCCGCAGCAGAGCGGGGTTGTCGACCACCTTGGCCGGGATAAATGTGACGCTGATCGGCCGCGGCGGGTTGACGCCCGGCGGAAGGTCTTCTGGCCGCGGCATGTATTGCTGCAAATCTTCCGGCTGATCCGCCCAGACGATGTTATCCGAAACGCGGATGTAATAACGCACAACGCCGACCCGCTCGGGGATGGGATATCCAGTGTCTTGGTCAATCCACCATGCCAGGAACTCTGCAACCCAATTGTCCGCATCCGGATTGCATGTTGCCCGGATATAGGGCTTGACCCCACAGGTCGAGCGGTTGCGGCTGACCATGTAAAAGAATTGATATGACGTAAAATGGGTCAGCTCGTCGAAACAGATCAACGCGATTTGAGCACCCTGCCAGTCATGCACGGTGTTTTCGAGCTGCAGATGCGAAAACTTGATCTTGCTACCATTTGGCCAGCGCCACTCATGCACTCCGTGATGCGGAGTGCCACCAGCCCGCGGATAAAGATCGAGGCTCTCATCCCACAATGCTCCAGGGTTGGTGATCTGCGGCGTCGTGCCGGAAGAATACCGCCGTGAAGTTCACAACGCGGCTGACGTGGCGCAGCGGCTCCAAAAGCAGTCCAACCGTCTTCCCGCCGCCCGCCGCGCCGCCGTAAATGCAGATATCGGCGGTGGCTCGAAGAAACTCAGTCTGAGGTCCAGGTTGTGCCGAGATTATGCCTTTTGACGATGGCGACATTTGTCACGCCTCTCGACGGTCTATGCGTTGTTGGTAGAAGGCGGGGCCCGGCCAGACACAATGTCCGCGGCCGGTTCGGTCTGCACGCGTCCTCCTTCCCCCTCGGACTCGGGCATGGTAGCCGGTATTCGGCTGGGCGGCGGCCGCCGTGGCTGTCGTCTCCGGGTGAAGTATTTGTCTTGCGCGCTTCGCAGAACCTCTGTCAGCTCAGGATCTCGGCTGTTGTCGGGCAGAACCAGGACCACGTTTGAGCTCGCCTCGGGACCTCTGCCCGGAATCGAACCATCCGGTGCCGTCCGCTCCCGCCAATTCGCCCTTGTCTTCAGCCAGAAGATGATCGCCGCGATATTGCCTGCCTTTGCGGCGGCGAACAAATAACCGGAAATCGTCGCATTGGCCTCCGCCACGCCCCGATCGAGTTCGTCACGCAGCCGCTTGCGCAGCGTCTTCGCCGTGCAGCCGATGATCTTGGCAATATCGTCCTGCGGGACCCCGACGCCGGCCAAATACCGGACCTTATCGCGCGTCGCGTCAGTCACGACAAATGCTTTTCTCGCCATGTGCGGTTCCAATCGATCGCTGGTCTATGTTCCGGCGCGCGCGTCAAAGGATTGACCAGAGGCCTGATCGACGGCGCTGCACCCGGTAAAGGCCTGCCATCTGCGCACGACAACATCAACATAAGCGGGGTTGAGCTCGATACCGTAGCAGACGCGGCCGGTCATCTCGGCGGCGATCAAGCTCGTACCGGAGCCGAGAAACGGGTCATAAATCACCTGACCCGGCCGGCTGTTGTTGGCGACCGGGCGACGCATGCATTCGACCGGCTTCTGGGTGCCGTGCCCCCAGGTCTGCTCGTGCCGAGGGTTTCCGAACGGGTTGTTGTTGGCGATCTCCCAGACCGTTGTCTGTGTGCGGTCGCCTTGCCAATGACTGGTCTTGCCCTCGCGCACCGCATACCAGCAGGTTTCGTGTTTCCAGTGGTAATCACCACGGCTCAGCGTAAAATGCTGCTTGGCCCAAATGATCTGCGCGCGACGCTGAAACCCGCAGGCCGCAAGGTCGGCAGCGACGACATCGCCGTGCATGGACGCATGCCAGACATAAGCAACATCCCCGGGGAACAGCGCATACGCGTCCCGCCAATCGGCGCGATCGTCGTTGAGCACCCCGCCGTGCGAGTGCTTGCCGGTGTTGAGGTTACGGCGGGATCGCCAGGACGGATCATAATCGACCCCATAGGGTGGGTCGGTGACCATCAGATGAGGCTCGGATCCGGCCAGAACTGACGCGACATCGGAGGGGCTGGTGCCATCGCCGCAGCCAACTCTGTGGTGGGCCAAAAGCCATATGTCGCCAACCCGAGTGACCGGTTGATCGGGTACTTGTGGAACGCTGTCGGGATCCGTTAAACCGCTCGATCCCAAAGCACCGATAATGGTTTCGAGCTGACCCACCTCGAAGCCGATCAGGCCGAGATCGAAACCGCTCAGCTCGAGATCCCGGAGTTCGCTGCGGAGCTGCTCGGGGTCCCAACTCGCCCGCTCCGCCAGTTGATTGTCGGCCAGGCGATAGGCGCGCTTCTCTTCCTCGCTCCAGCCGCGCGCGACGATGACGGGAATGGATTGGAGCCCCAGCCTTGTCGCCGCGCGAACTCGCGCGTCCCCGCAGATGAGCCCGCCTTCCTCGTCGACCAGCGTCGGCATCGTCCACCCCCATTTGTAGATGGAGGCGCCGATTTGGTCGATGTCGGCCTCGCTGTGAAGCCGAGGGTTGTTCGCATAGGGGGTTAACCGCTCGATCGGCCAGCGTTCAACCCGATCGGCCGGCCATGCACGCGTCGGCCGCGCAGCTTCAGACCCCGTTTCTGTCGGCAATGTTCTTTCCCTCCGTACCGGCCGATGCCCCACCGACATCGCCCCGGCGGAGGAGTTGATGTCCCCCCGATCAGTGAAAAAGTGTCACGTGCTTTTACTGGCCGGAGGTTTCACCCGAACGTTTCCCGATCATTCAACGCCTCCTTGGACCATGCTTGCCGCGCCCTCTCTTGCGAGAGGGGTCCAGGTCCGACCATGCCATTTCAAAGGCCGCCAGGTAGAAACCAGGCATTTCGTCCCGGCACCGTTGCCGTGCTTCGAGTTTGGTGAGCGGCGCCTCTGGGGTCATGATCTCCTCGAGATGCCGCAGGATCGCGCCACCAACCGCGGCTGGTTTTCTCTGGTGCGCCGGCCACAGGAGAATCACCTTTGCGCGCAAGAATTGCGGCAATCTCCAAACCAGGGTATCGTGCCGTGACCGCGACCATAACCCCACCGCCGCAACCGGATGGCCCGGGACGAGCCGAAGCATCAGGTCGTTCAGCTCAACCGGCGGCACCCGGGTTGGCTTATCACTGCGCCCGTCGCATCTGATCGCAAACATCTCAAGACGACCGCTCTGCGCTTTCCTGATCAGCTCATCTTGGGCTTGAGTTGGACCCATCATGAAAGGCCGGTCACTGGCAGGATTGCTATTCTGAGGCGCGGCTGCATCGGCATCAGCGGCCGAATTCGCCTCCGGAAGGCCTTGAAGGGAGCGCAGATACCATTCCGGCCAGCCGGCAAACAGCGCCGGAGCTATCCCATCCTCCTCGCTCATGTTCCACATCGCCGCGACCCGTCGCGCGTACAAAGCCACCTCACCGTTTCGAGAAGACCCCAATACGTCTTTTGGTCCACGGCACTGGTCATTCCAGCCTTCCGGCATTTCGATGGCGACGAGAGGCGTCACCACTACCCTAACCGGTCGATCGGCGGCACCTGATTTCACCAACTAATCCGATAGCCTTGCGCCTGCCATAATAACCTCGGCGGCAATCTGATCAGCACTACGACGACGTAATGACCGGATATTGAGCAACTTGCGATAGCAGTGGACATGTTGCGCGCATCACGGTAAGTTCCGCAGTCACCCTAGGGTCGGTAAGCACTTGATGGTCTTTAGATTTAAAGGTGGAATGGGAAGCGGGGCCTGATCGGCTGCGCTTTTTTATAGACGGTAAATTCACCGGCCACCGCCGGTCTCAGTCGCGAAAAGCCGGCTTTGACAAGGGCTTAAAAGGCGGCAACCAGGACGCATGACCAGGACACAAGATAAGATTTGGGCGTTTTTTGGCGCTCAAACAGCTTATTACCGACACCAGAATCGCCCAAAATTCCACCGTAACTGAAGTTTACCGGACGGCTCGTGCTTTCGAGACGGGTTCGCTCGTGACTGTCTCCTCCAGCGGTGAGTCAGGCGAACTATTGGTTCGGCGGTGAAAGCGATCCTGGGATCCCGAGCCAAAAGGTCGATCTGCGCCCGCCTTGCGGCCGCAACACGGTGCCGATCACGTTGCGCAAGCAGAACGGGTTGGGCCCGGAGCGCGTAAGGGGAGAGCGTTCCTGCCCCATCCGCGAGCTTCGGCAGCGCATCGGCCGGGTCGTCATCGCGCTCGGGCGGTTCGTCGAGCGAAGCGATCCGCAGATCGATTTCACCCATCTCAAAGCCGGTGACCTCGATATTGAAATCGAGGCCGT